TCTTTCTTATCTGGACTTTTGCGTTCATCGACAAGTTCCCATTCAGCACCTTCAGTATTATCACGCTGCCATTCAATCAGACTACCATCAGGAAAAAGGTGATAACCTACAACCATTGCATCCCTTGCTGGTTCAGGATCTGTCTTAGGGATCAATCCCTGTACATCATCTAATGTCGCTCTATCAGTTCTTTCTCTTGTCTTACCAGTTTCTGTTGTAGTCCAAGTTGCTTTTTTAATTGTTTGTCCATCTTCACTAACTTCATCAACAGTCCAACTACCCGGACCTTCAACAACCTTCTGACCAACTTGATAGCCACCAACAGTTCCTTCAGTTGCAGCAACTGGGGTATAAAACATATATGTTCCATTCGTTAACTGGAATGACAAATGCCCATCATCCTTATGCTGCCATCGCCCTGCAATTCCTGTTGATTCAATAATGGAATCTGGATTCATCACCGGAATCCTCGGCTCTTCTTCTTCGTCCGTAACTGGAATACCAACATCACCGCTACCACCGGGCATTGTAGTATCTGAAGTAGATGGTCTTTCTGCTCTTGGGGTTTTCATAATACCCATATTTCGTAGTTCTTCTACGGTACCACCACCTTCAAAGTATGCTTCTAATGCCCTTACTGCTTTTGCTCTTTGGGGATTAACTATCCTCGGATCTCGTGTACCAAGATTCTGTTCTGCCGCAGTTAAGTTTTGCGGACCGCCTAACAATCCAGCAATTAATCCCGGTCCAAACTTCTCACTTTGAACTTCCCTTGTTCTACCAATAAGATCTATATCAGCCAGAAGCTCTGCTTCCTTATCACCAATCTCCGTATCCAACTGAGCAATAGTATGACGCTCATCAAATGGGTCAATACCTAATATACTTGCAGTCCTTGCATAAGGATCCAGTTCTTTTCTACCAGTCTTAGTTGATACACTTACAGTTCGCTGAGGACCATAGTCTCTCTCAACAATTTGCTGTACCTTACGATATCTTGCTACTACATCTTTAGCTGTCGCTGATGCATCATATGATGCCAAGGTTTCTTTTTCAGCATCTGCCCAAGCATCAACGGCTGTAGCACCACCATCTAATTTATCATTAGCCAGTTCTTCAATCTGCATCTGTACAGCATAGAATGATGCCTGATCCTGTGACTGTTCATCTTTACCCAGTGTACCCAGTGTCCTACCGGTATTAAGCAGACCAGCAGTTGAATCAGGATCTATAGCTGGCTCAATTAATTTCTGAACATCAGTCTTAACATACCAACTTCCCTTAGCTTGGTTACCTACCATTGCACCTCGGGATCTTCCCGGTCTGGTAGAAACTGTAGTGGTTTTCATATCACCAGACGCAGCATTCCATTCCAGCCTCTTCTGCTCCTGTGTATTATTATGCTTCCACATACTATCATATCTCTGTGGAATACCTTGAATGATATTTGCTCTAGCATCCTGAAGATTTAATATCTCGTTCTGAACCCGTTTATTATGACGGTCAATTCCTTTCTGTTCTAATTCTGCCTGCTTCCAAGATAGATCCCACCATCTAGATCGTGCACCCATATAAGATGAAGCGTACTTCTTTCCAGTAGTTCCTTCTCCTATCTTAGCCTCATTAGGATCAAACTGTGGATCCGCATACTGAATACTATAGATTCCTGCTATTGGATCAATTGCAATTGGTGTAGCCATTTCTTATCCTCCCGCCTGAATTAACAAGTTAACCAATTCTGGGTTCTGACTTAATACTTCTAATGCCGCATCCAAATCATTCTCAGAAGTTCCATATCTAGATGCCAATGCAGCAGCCTTACCTTCCATACCGGAATCTGATAGTACACCACCAGTTGTGATTTCTCCAACTAAGAATTCATTAAAGTCTTCATATAGTGCAGCATTCTCTGCTTTCTTTTTATCGTGCTCTAATGCTTCACGCTGGGACATAGTAGCAAGTCTTCCCCAGTATTCTGCTTCTTCTTGTTCTGCTCTTTGTATATCAAGCTCTGCTACCTTCAGCCCAGTCTTTCTCATAGCATCTACTTGCATCTCTTCTGCTTCAGCCATCTCAGCATAAGCTGTACCAGCACCTTGATAAGCTGATGCTAACTTCTGTTGCTGTAGCATTCTTGCTTGATCTCTTGCTTGTCTTTCTCTATCCTCTGCTGATCCGTATAGTAGTTGTTTCTCTTCCTCTGATAATCCTAAGGTACCTTCTTCCATACCTTTTTCTAATGCAGTTAACCTTTTAAGATTCTCCTCTTCATAAGGTGTCATATACTTTGTGGCACCGCTTGCACCACCCAAAGCTCCAATACCTGCACCAACGCCTGCACCAATTACAGTACCTACACCGGGTACAATAGATCCTATAAGTGCACCGGTCCCAGCACCTTTCAATCCACCGCTGGCACCACCTCTCAAACGGTCTGATGCATCGGTCCCGGTAAATTCGCTGTAATAATCTCTTGCCATATTAATATCCTCTTTGTAAACTAAGTAATGTTTGAGCCAATATATTCAATCTCTACTGTAGTATTGCAAACATATGCATAACCTACATCGTGGTGTGCATCATATACCACACCAAATTGATGCGTCCCGGCATTCATTATCTTTGTCCTAGTGATACAATAAAATCTATTGTATGCAGACCAAGGAATGTTAGCAGCCCAACCAGTATCTGCAACAGTCTTCATCGGATCTTGATTAGGAGGACCTGCCCAACTACTGGGACTACCTCCGCCTCCACCTCCTGAGAATTCACTATAGTCATAAAACTTTCCCTTAGTTGTATCTTCCATTGTAGTTTCACCACCATCATCTGATAGATACATATAGGTTGTATACCTATGTTCACATTGCACTGTATTGTCCTCAGGATCATTACAAGGTGTTGCTGGAATAATAACCTCAATCCAAGTTCTTAATGTAACCAGTCCTCTCTGTTCCATTTCAAATGAGAACTGATTATCAGGCAACTGTAGTATCTGTGATAACGGTCTGGTTGTAAGCGGTGCCGATGCAGCATTCCGTTGATCAGTCCAAAGAGATGTTGTTTCTTTCTTAGTATATCTCGTAAATGGATTAATATTTCTTGATTGCCTATCAACAAAGTTACCCATACTATTTCCAGCAGTGAACTGATGTTGCTGTGTACCAGCATTCAATTCCCCTCTTACTATCTCCGGATAATCTACACTGTCATTAGCCAAATCAGCCTGAACAATATCCTTATTAATATAGCGTCTAGCATCTTCAAAGTTCTCATTAACCTCACCAGCCTGTGCTGGTTGTCCTGTTGCTATAGCGTGTTGTTTAACATAAGGCATTATGCACCTACCACCCTTAGTTGTTCATTCCAGTCTCTCATATTAAGATTCATCGTAGCACTTTCTGTACGAACCTGTATCCTCATACCTGTTACATCACCAGTATAACCGGGAATGAATATGAATGTTAGACCATACATTCTATTACCAGCACACGGATAGTCACTACCAGCACCAGCCCTATGTGTACCAAATGAATTCCTTGTATCAAATCCTATGTCAGTCCAAGTTGCACCAGCACCAGAATCTAACTGTAGTTGTGCCTTAACCCAGAAATAATCCAAACCTTTATTTCCAGCCAAGTCGTTATTAGATACATTAGTTCTAAAGTTGAAATGATATCTAAATACCTCTCCTACACGAAATGTATGAGCAGCAAATGTTAGCTCTGAACTTCCATTATTACCGTGTGATACTGTCTGATAAGTTGTTCCATTATAGGCTTGATCTAATGTAGTATTGTTTCTGTGTGCATAGATTTTAATTAAAGGCTTATCTTCAAAGTTTATATGTTTTGTAGATACCCATTCAGTTCTGGTATTACTTTGATCTATCTGTCCACTATCAGTCGCCAAACTATTGAAAAAGCTATCAGCCTCACTATTATCATTAGATGGTTGCCCAGCCCGTCCATTCGTATAAATTAGATTATTGCTCATCGGTATTGATTCCTCGCCCAAAGGTGCATACCTGATACAGTAAACAATTGTCCGTGATCTGATTCAGTTACAGTCCAAGTATCTCCATCAACGAAAACATTCTGTTCCTTAAACCATTTCACTACTATCTCGGTATATTCTGTTCCTATCGGTGTGCTGAAGGGGATATCCAAGCAGTATGCTCCATTATATACCCTACCACTTCTTCCTATCAGAATACCATTACAGAATATTCCTATCTCATAGTTCTCATAGTTTGCTGAATTCTTAGTCCACCCCGGATCACCGCCACCTCGTATACGACCTGATCTTGTTTCACAATTAATTGTTAAGCCGCCAATGATCATTCCTTCTTGGCTCTCAAACCTTATTCGTGCACCCTGTGTAACTACAGTATAATCAAACAAGTTCCAGAAAGGATCCCAACTATCTGTCATCCAATCTGTCTGATATACTGAAGCAGGACCTATCTCGTTTTCTTCTGTAGTTGTATTCGTTATTCTCCACTGTGCATAATGATACGATTGTGTAGGCATATAACTACTGACAGTAGCCACACCAAATGCATTGCTAGTTCTAACAGGATCCTTCAACTGTTCTGAATAACAACTTTCTAACGGCATATTGTTTTGATCTAACTGCCCGTTAAACTGCTGTGCAATTCCATTAGCATCACTATTAAAATGATCTGCCTTAAATTGATCACCATCATCAAAACATTCTTTTGTATAGCTACGAGCCACTTCCACCACCCTTCGTTATCACCTTCTGATCAGATGAACTGTATTCTATATTATAGGAGATAATGTGAAATAACTTATTGCTATGAATTCCCCACTGAAAATGGGAGCATAGCCCAGTATGGACATCAAACCTAACCCTGCATAACTGTCCATTAGACCAGTTCTCGCCCCAAGTTGCTAGGTTCTTTACCTCGGTTCCGCCGGTAATTGTCCATACTGGCTCAGATGCTAGTGTATGATATTTCTCTATAATCATAGGAGCCTGTGTCCCTCCTTGAAGCGGACTGAAACTATAGTCCACAGCATACACCATTGACAAATCATTATACCCTTGCGATACCATTTCTATCTCTACTGAATGGATACGCTTCTTAATACTATCATCTCCGAAATCATCCCAAGTACTGATGTAAGCACAGTCAGTAGAAGCTTTATGCTTATCATATAAAGTGAATGTTTCTGTTCCTTCTCCTGATGCACTGTTCCTACCGTATACACCCCATCCACAATTAGCCGACCATACCTGTAAGTCAAAGCCCGGAAAGAATGTCAGTGCATTAGTTGCTAAAACAGATTGTGATGCATACGGATAATCAGGATATGTTCCTATAATAATCCATCCCTCAGGATCTGTATCTAAACAGGTAAATGTCATCTGATAATTTGTACTAGTACCAGCAGTTGATTGTACAGTTACACCATCAGATAAATTCCTAAGGCTCCACATCCCAGCCTCTTTATGGAATACTGCACCTCTTGTATTCTCTGTCTCTCCATCTACTGGATAGTGTACCCAATATTCTTTTTCTCTGGTACTATAAGTGGCTGTTGCTCTTGCTAAACTTCCTTCACTTAGTCGTTGCCATTCTCCATACAAACCCTTACTAACAGATTCTACTTTAGCAGTAACTAAGCCAGCACCAGACTGTCCACCGGTGATTGCATATACACCATCTTTTGACAGAAAGAATAATCCTACACCGGGTACTTCTTTAATTGTATTCGTTGCCCTTGTTCCAACATCGCTGTCTAAGGTACCGATCGTATATGTATCATCGGAGATGGCTGAGATAACTTCTATTGAACCCGCTCGGAATACCAATAGGTTATTACTAAAAGGAACCAGCGCAGTTATCTCACCGCCTTGTCTCATCCCTACATCAAAGAATCTAAACCTATCAAATTGTTCTGGAAGGTGTCTGTTACTATACCTTATGCTAGTACTGTAATCATCACCACCAGCAATCCATATACAACCATTATATGTTGCAGCATACTTGAATGACTGAGAAACTAAGATACTATCATTCTCACCCGGTGCTTCTTCTAATAGCAAACTATCCGGAATGATATCAACGAAAGTCTTACAACTATTATCGTTCAGTCTCTTAATTAAATAGTATTTCTCTGCAGCATTATTATCTAAGTTCTTAGTTCTATAAATGTTACGAGCAACAACATTGTTATCACCTGTAGGAATGTCATCAAGAACTATTCCTACTTTGTAGTTATCTTGATCTTCATTTGTTACCTTCCAAGTTACACCCATAGCATCACTTAGAGGACTTTCAGAACCAGTATCTGATATGAAACTAACCTTATATCTATAGTGGCTCCAGTCACCTTCTTCGTCATTACCTAATCCAACAGATCTCCAATTAGTTAGATACGAACCTTGCTGGGATTCCAAGTCCTGAGGATCATCTATCTGATCTAAGTTAGGCTTATATACCCTTGGAGGCATAGGTCTTTGTGTCCATCCAAACGGTGATTGCTTTACCCTTCCCCAGAATTTGAATGGTGCTTCATAACCATTTTGAATTAAAGCAAATCTACCAAACGGTGTTAACTGTGTACCGGGATCATCTGCTTTAGGAATGTTTCTATTCGCCTGTAATACTACTTCTCTATCTGCCGGTGTTGGTCCAGAATTACCGAAATGATAATGTAAATGTCCATTTCTCTCATAGAGATAATATACTTCTGACCCACCGTGTCTAGACCAAACTTTAAGGAACCGACAAGGTTCCCTTACATTAGCTAACTGTTCAGTTGTGAATTCCCTTGTCATAGCATCTGCTACAGGAATTAAGTTCTCCCAACCTCTATCATTCTTCCACCCAAGACCTACATCTTCTATCCGACAATTTCTAATATCAGATGCAAGATTAGAAGGTACCTTCCATCTCTGGTCTACACCTCCAGCTAATCTCTCTTCAGTAGATTTCGTCTTCATTAATTAAGTTTCCTGAGAGAATTATAGTCGTAGACAATACCCATATTTTCTATACCAAACTGACCACGCTGCCAGAAAGTATCTGCCCTATCAATATAACGCTTCTCAAGAATCTTAATCGCATCCTTGATCTTCTTATCATACATACCAGCCATTGCTGCATTGCCACCCTTAACAAAGGTTTCGTGCAGTACTGCATAAACTATAAGCTGATGGAATTCGTAAGGCATCTGAGGACTATCTGTAGTTTCGCACAAACGATAAGGTTTCCTCTGATACCTTAATTCATACTGTCTAAATCTACGCTTGTACAAGGCAGCCATTGATCCATCAACAGGAGCGGAAACATTAGGGTATTCTTTCTCAAACCCTTGAGGTCTGGGATAAGGTCTAATTCTTAGATGCTGTCCATCCCATTCTTGATATCTGGGTGCACCAGCGTGAACATTCCATAGTCCTGTTAGTGTTACAGTACTTGCTTCATCTGTAGCAGTCATAGGTAGCCAATCATCTCTATTGATAAGAGCACCAGCACTTCCTACTTGTCTCCAACAAGGCAATCCTTTTCTTGCACCTGCTGCATTATCAAAGTTAGAATTGTAGAATACTACCTTCTTCATTCCTTCAAAATCATTCTGATAGATGTCTGCTGCTGGATTATAGGCATCTGCTGCAACTGGTCTATCATCCCAAGTCTGAAAATGTAGTGTAACAACTGGAGAAGTACCCTGTTCAGGGATTCCAATATTAATTATCCGAGGTTCTGATAGAGGACCTATAATACCTCCAACCTCAAATGCCCAAGCAAATTCCCAGTATGTACTAGCTGGAAACGGACTTGGTACTGTAGGTGCTTGTGTAATAACTTCTGGTCCCCACTTCATTCCAGCAGGTATATCCTGAGGAGGACATAGAACATAAGCCTCAGAAAAGTCTGCTGTATAGTCTTCTCTTAAATCTAATTCTTCATCTCGTCTTGCTACTAATCCAATCTTCTTTCCCCACAGAGGTCTGATATCTGGTATAGGAGCATCTCTATGAGACAGTCCTAATATCTCTACAGTATCTGCAGGAAGATGATAGAACCTATGTTTAACGATCCAAGTAACATCATCAGTATCTGATGTACATCTTAAAGGTTCTACAGTTCTAACTGAAGTACTAGTAACTTTCTCTATAGTATATTCTCTACCCTGAATTTCAATTATCTGTCCTTCCCAGATCCTTGGATCTTCTTGGAATTCAGAGACTGGACCACTGAAGGCACAAGCTCTTCGTCCATCTAATATATTCAGATTAGGTAGAGGTACTGTACCACCTACTGGAATTTCAGGTTTAATATCTGGATATATGTTAAGGAACTTTGTCTTTCTGCCAAAGTTCCATCTCTTGCTCAGATATAATTGATTGTATGCATCATTTATTAATTCATCCAGATCGTCCAGATATGATTGTATTTCTGGATTGTAATCTGTAATGTTCTTTACTTTGTTTCTCAGTTCTTTTAGGTTCATATTTCCAATTCCTATATGGTCGTCTGTTTAACACTTACATAATACTAACTGCTTTAGCAAGGAAATTGTAAAGATAAACTTCAAAAAAAAGGAGGGTGTCCAGTCCAAAATGTCAATAAAACAACTGGACACCCTCTACGAATTCCAATAAATTACGAATCCGTTCCTAGTCCGTATACATAAACATCAGCCGTGTTACCAGCAGCCGCTTCCAATGTCACACCACATTGTGGTGCTGTATCAGCAGCGTCATAAGCAACAGCCCGTCCAGCGGTAGTATTGTCTACAACAAGACCAATGCCGGCTGCACCAACGGCGTTAGCCACTGCAGCATCCTCAACATAGCCTCTGGTGCAAACATCTACAAAGCCACCTGCGACAGCATCTGCCAAAGCAACACCCACAACAGCCGGATTGCCTAAAGCAACAGCCGCAGCCTGAATAACAGTCACAACCCTTGCGGAATGTGTCTGTCCAGTGTGGTCAAGTTGAACCCATTCACCTGCGGAAACAGTTCCGTTACAGTGAAAACGCTGTACCGTTCTGCGATCCAAGGCGGACGGAATATCAATTGTATTGCCGAACACATCTTGTGATGTTTTCTCTAAATAACTTAATCCTGATCTGCTCATATTACCAAGCCTCCCCATCAAATAATAGTCCCTGTGAACCCAAGTGATCCGCAATCAACTGACCCTTCCAATAGAGGGTAGCAGCACGGGCTGTAGTTCCAGAGATATGTTCAAAGTCAGATACAGCGAAATCAGCATCTGGATGCATAACCAACTTAATTCCATCAAAGTTCAGGAAGTAAGCAGTTGCTGCTTGTCCAACACCGTTCGTGGTAGCATCTGGCATAGCGATATCAGCCTCACAAGGAGCACCTGCATACAGCAGAGACATACGACCTCCGTCCAAAGACTTCTCATCGATGTATCGTTCGTTAGCAAATAGTGCTCGCTTATAGTTAGCAAACCCTGCTTCAGACATAATGACCGCATCAACCTGTCCCATAGGAGCACGACTATTAGTCGTAGTCCAAAGACTGTTCATAGCAGCCAAACCGTTAGCGTTGAAACCACCAGCGCAGTCACCGATCTGGTTATACCAGCCGACAACATCAACAACTGATTTCTGAATACCACCAATGGTATTAGTCTGTGTAGCAGCCGCAGGTACACCTTCTTCTAAGAAGCCGGTAGTCATTGCAGCGGGTACGCCATTAAGACTGTTCAGTGTCGTAAGAACTGTACTGCTTCCAGCGAGAAGCTGAAGGTTAATTTCCCTTCGTAGCATTCCCATAACAGAGCGCATTCGTGCCTCAACAATTTTCACGATTGCTTTCTCGCCCTGATTTTCCAGTTCTTCCTTTTTGGTAATCACGATCGGTGCAGCGAAATCTGCCCAATCATAGATTGCCGGTTGCATAACATCGTTAACTGCAAGACTGACTGGCTCATATCCAGTAGGTAGACTTGTGATAGAACTGTGCTCGGCAATTGCGAGAGGACGCTGAATTTTAATTCCGCCATCCTCAAATTCAATTCCGCCTGCTCGTTTACAGTGATCTAAAAAGGCAACCTTCTGGAAAAGTTCGTCAACCTCGCCGTCTCTGATACTAAACAAAGTTGAGGATAATAGTTCATTTGAAATAGCCATAATTTATATTAATCCTTTTTGTTTGCTATATCGTCAATGACGAATGTTATTAATTCAGTTCCGTAGAATTGTCCACCATTTGCTCCAGTGGGTTCTGCTTCTTCTGTTCTTCCCCAGAATATATTATGATTGTCCTCTTGATCCGGAGGGTCCACATACAGGGCGGGAAAAGTTGCCCCATCTAAAATAGTATAATTTGTAAAATTCTTTGGAGGTAAGCTACCCTTAATAGGTAGTTCTAAATGCAAATATAATTGATCAAGTTTCATCTTACGAGACGCCATTTGCTTTATGATACTGATATGCTTCCCAAGCATCTCTGAACTGAGGATTACCATTAACCTTACCAGCAGTACCGTTAGAAGTTTTATTCCAAGCCTCATTGGCTCGTTCCCTCTTAACGATCTGTTCACCTTGTAATTTAGTCAATGTCTCTCGGTCCATCTTTGCTTTAGTTATATAGTATGCATCCTCTAATTTAAGTTCAGGTCTAGACTTAAGTAGTTGCGCAACTTGGACACGAACCGTAGGTTCTGTTAGATCTGGATTATCTCTCTTAAAGTTATCCAATGCCAACTGTCGTTGTTTAACAAACATATCTTCCTGAACAGGTTGAATCATCTGTTGAAATAGTTTAGCAGCCTCTTGCTTGATCTTGTTATTGATACCATCATCAGTAAATACATCGTGTGGTACCTCAGGTTCTTTAGCAAGTTCCTTCACATTCTCTGCAAACTTTCCACTATAGAGAGCATTCTTTTCAGTCATCAATGCTTCTCGTTCAAGTTCCAATTGCTTCCTCATCTCAGCGACTTCCTGTGTTTTACGGGTTGTCATTGCTCTAAGATTAGCAATTAATTTTCTACCATTTTCTGGTAGATGCTTAAGTACTTCCTGATAATTCGGAAGATCCCTATGGGTGCTGTTCATAATATCATCATTAGAAAAATCTGCACCCAACAGATCATCTAGACTAAAGCTCTCAAGGAACTTATCTGATATTACTTTAGGAGCCTCTGGTTGGCTCTGAGCCGTACCCTTAGCCTCTACCGGTGTGTTACCATTGGTTACCTCGTTAGATGCTTCTACGGTCGTTTCTGACGCATCTGAGGTAGTGTCCTGTTGGACAGTCTCTACTGCTTCGCTCATTGTTATACCCTCTCTAAAAATAAGTCTTCAATACTTTCGTCGCTACCTTCTGGCAACGGCGTTCTCTCATCATCCAGAGATTCCTCTGCTGGACTTAATTCCACAACCTCTTCATCAGGGGTTGCAAGAAACTTCTTAAATTTACTATTACGGAATACCTTACCCAACTTACCAGCCAGTATCTTAAGACTGGAATCATCAGTAATATCTTCCAAAACAAATGTATCTTCTTCGTCTAGGATATCAGCCACAATAGCATCATCAACACTTTGCTTAAACATAAGGAGCAACCGAACGAATTCAATCGGTAGTTCCGCCTGATCTTCAGTAAAGTTAGGATAGTCAGCCTTAAGTCCATAAAGCGGTTGACCCTTCTTAGCCTGAATAACCAAAGTATTAAGAGGCTTCTTAGAGAAACTACCTCTTGGCTGGAATTCACCAACCAGTTCATCCTCTGCCTGTGCTGTCTGCTCAACACCTTGTAATACCTCAGGTGCTATATCCTTATCTTCTAATCGTAATTCTAATGCCATTATGTTTTTGCCTCCCTTTCATCGGACTGTTTAAGCATTTCCTTAGCAGGCAATACTTCACATATAGCCTTCATTGTACCACCATAAGTAGAACCGTATTCTTTTACCTTCTTCTTATAGGCACTATTAAGATTCTCAAAGTGCTGGTCTTCTGCCAACTGAGATTGAATCTTATTATCCACAAAGCCCTTAGGAAGATCACCAGCATTCACATAACCCATCTTCCTACAGATAGCTTCCTCTTCTCGTTTGTTAGTTACCCTTCGCCCCAGAGCAGAACTATACATACCGTTCACACCGTACTTACCTGTCTCATCTCCCCAAAGGGTAACTGTTCTTGCTGGAGCGGATATCAATCGTGACCAACCGTGTTGCTTTCGTCTACCATCTGCATCACAGATAGCACATTCGTGATCATCCATCCATAGATCACCTTTACCCATTTCCACCAAGGCTTCCACTATATTCTTACAGCCCTTACATTGATATTCATAAAACGGCATTATTCCCTACCCCCTGAACCAAAGTCTCCCGGCATTGGGAATGGAATAGTTCCTCGTCGTCCTGCTCCAAATTGCTTAGCCACTTCCTCTTCAGGACTTACTGGCTCCGTAGAAAAGGGTGCACCATCAGGTCTTGCCTTCGGCATCCTCTTACCTTCAGCAACAGCCCTTGGATCAAGTTCCTGTCGTACCTCAGGTGTCTCACTAAACTGACGAGGTAGATCATATAGCCTGATAATCTCATCTCGTATCTTCCAAGGTTCAACACCCAAAGTCGTAAGCACCGGCACCAACTGTAATAGTTGCTGTCGTCTTACGCTCTCTGCAATTGGTGTGCTTGCCTGATCCAATGCAGCATACTTGAACTTACCTTGTAGTTTCTCAGGTGTAACAATCTCAGGTGTTCCTTCCAACAGAATAACTTCCTTAGCTTCCTCTTCAGAAATCAAGGATATAATTCCAATATACTTCTCAGCAATCTGTTCAATCATACCATCTCGTTCTCTGGCAAGTCGTCCGATCTCTGATGCAGTATACTGAGCCAAAGCAGCAATCTCTGTTGCCGATGTCTTAGTAGTCTCACCTCTAGTAAAGGGAGCCATAACAGAACCCTTAGCAAGATCTTGATCAATCTGTTGTAGGTACAACGAATGATTTGAAGAAATGGGGATAGATGGCACCACAGAAATAATATTGCCTAAAGTTTCAGCATCTACAGGAATCATAGCACCATCTATCCCCGCAGTAATTTTGGCTAATGCTTCTTCATCAATTGCACCCTCTTTGACAAGGTATTGCCTTGTATCTCTACGAACAGCGTTAGCCCAAAACGACCGAAGGATATTCTTCTCATACACCTGATCATAGATACGCTTCATAGCACTAATGCCATCCATTGGCTGATCAGGTACACGGGAATAATATAAAGGTACGATCGGAGCAACTGGCTCATCATTATGATCTTCCAATGGGATATCATCCTCGGATAATAGTTTATCTCCTCCGCTCCAATTGGGGGTCCAGAAATATAACTTACCATTAATCATATCATACAGTTCAACCACTTTACAATACAAGAACTGATTAGGCAGATTGTCTGTAGAATCATACGGATCTGCCGGTGCTCCGTGCTCTTCAAAATAACTTGTCTTCGTAATTGGATTCCACTTCTTAGCACCAAACTTATGATTCATACCAGACACAGTCTCATAATAGATGTGTCCAATAAACCTCTGTTCGTCCCAAGTAGTAGCATCCCTATCAACTATAACTTCCCAAGGAGACAATGCCTTAATCCCAACACGATCAAGTATGTTGTTACTATCCTTAGGGTATAGCTTCATAAAACTATTAGGATAAATCAGAGCCAGTCTGGAAGCCAATTCCAACTGCGTCTTCTGTTCAAATAAGAAACGATTAGCAATTTCTTTAATCATATTCTTATTGCCCTTACCCTGAATATCAGCACCTATCTCAATAGATGGTGCCTTACTAAACAGACTTGCAATGAAGCCTTCAATATAAGCATATGCATCCGAAGTCTCCACCCTCAATTGAGCGTGTGTATCAAATGCATTCCTCTCCTTATAGAAGTTTGTCATATACGCAGCCTTATACTTACGCATATCGCTTTGTCTCTCGGACCACAAGGCTTCGTGCTCTGCAACGACAGCACGGACAAAGCCGTTCTTTTCACTATGTGTTAGTGCCATTCTTTAGATTCCCTATTAATGTATAATATGTAAAATTAATACCTCTTCTCCTTCTGACCGAATGAGGTATCCAATACCCGTTGAACCCTTCTTTCTTTAATCCAGTCAGGAAGGTATGCCGACTTATGTAGTTGAACCTGCTTAAGACACTGACAACACAATGCCAGAGCAATCACAGTATCACCGTGATGATCCAAATTAGATGGAACCTTAGGAGCCAGACCCCTATCATCTAATTGATAGGAACGAAGTTCCGTATAAGTAATGCTGTCTAGTTGTGTAATAACACCCTCAGAAAGAAGCGCCTTAAGTTCCTCAAATAGAATGATCTTGGACTTCGTAGTTGTTATCCAGTCCTTACCCTTCTGATCAGACCAGAGGTTGTAATACCCTCTGTTTCTTAATTCATTCAGGACAGGAAGCCCCCAGTTATTCTCTTCCACCAATACCTTAGCCTCATTATACTTCGTCGCTAAAATAATAATCTTATCAGCCAAGTCCACAGGAACTGTTGTATTACTACGAAACATAGCCACAGGCTGATAACTAATCTTATCCATAACGGTAATGACTGAATAGTCACCACCTCTACCAGAAGCAACATCCACACCAATAGCATAAGAACTGTTAAGATCAGGCTCAGTCCAAATATATTTTTTATTGTTAACAGCCTCAACATTCTTCGTTTCAATGTACCGTAGATCCTCATCAGAGAAATACGCTGTACCTGCTTGTGCAAATGCTTCTTCCAATGTTGCCGGATATTCCCTCCTAAATTTCTCTGCGCCAATCCTATGGATCATATTGGCTCTCCAGTACATCTGGTTCTGACTGAGCAGATGATGTTTCTGATAGTCCAAGTCGGTATGCTTCCAGCCTTCAGGATAATCAGCAACATAATTCGGATGC